TGGTTGCTTCCAATGCGAATACCATTGCGCTGCAATAGCTCCACCATCTACTGCGACAATATCATTAATGTTTGCAATTAATTTGTGGGTTTGATCTATTACAACTCTACGCTGTTCAAAAGGCATTTTGCCTAATGATTTTTTAATTTCTTGTTTTTGCTTTACTTTATCAACAGCTTTTGATCCGCCAGAAGGAATAGAAGTAGCCCAACCTTCAAATCGCTGTAATACATCAGCAATATTCTTTTCTCTATTTGCCTTGATTAAATTAGCAGAAGCCATAATTCTGCGATCTAGTTCAGCCCTAAGACTAGGCTTTAAGCGATCTACTGTAAAGCGACTGACATCTTTGTTTACTAAACCGCCCTTGACCACCAAACGATTAAAAGCTGTTTTTAATGCTTTCTCCATATCCTGATTCATTTTCCAATCAGGAATAAGCTCTTTCTCTGCAGCTTCTTTGATCTTTGCAAGCCATCCTTCGATTCTTTTTTGTGAATCAAATCCATGCTCAATGATGTCATTGACGGCAGCGGTCAATACTTCAAAAAATGTCATTCTTTGGAATCTTCTTGATAATTATTCCATTCGCCAGTATTTAACAATTCAGAATCTTCTTCCCAATCCTCAGGGCTTGAATTAAAAAATTCTTTTTCTGTTGTTTCTGGCATTTTAAAGTTAATATTTTTAGGAATTGGCAACATTTTATTTTTTCCTGTTGAATAATTCATCCACATGATCTTCTAGTTCTTTAGGTAAAGTTCCTCTTTTGTAATCTGGACTTGTTACCAAAGTAGCTAATTCAGCATCAGTTTCTTTAATATTTTTTACTGCGTATTCAGAAATCTTCCATTTAATGAATTCATTAATTCTTTCATGATTTTTCATTTCTGGTTTTTCTGTAGGAAAACCAGTTAATTTTCCTTCTGAACTCAATTTCTGTATTAATTCTCCTAATTTTTTTGGTGAATTAATGTTAGATTGCAATCCTAAAGCATGGGTCATTTCATGAATTATTGTTGCTTGTAATTCATAATCTGTTCCCCCACCAACTGTCCATTTAGGTTTACCAGCCTTATCTCTGTTTTCACCATACTTTTTTTGTTCTGCTATATATTCAGGATCGTAATACTTTGTGTGTGAAATTGAAAAATAACCAACTCCATTTTCTTGAAACGCATGACCAGAGGCTTTTCCAACTCCCGCTGGAGCATAAGCAACTTTTCCTTTGCTTAAAGCCTCTTTGATATTCCAACCTCTACTTTCAAGATCATTTAAAGAATCTGCAAGTTTTCCAATGATCATTCTTTGTTTTTTTGCAGCAGTTGTATTTTTTGTAATATCAACTGGTGTATGTGATCTAACATTTAAACCAGCAACTTTACTTTTTATTTCTTGATATTTATTCTTTTTTTGTTCAGCTTCTTCAAATTTGCCTTCCATTTTTAATTTAGAGGCTTCTCTCCAAAGCTCATTTAATTCATCAGTAGATATTCCATTAACAAAATTCATATTGAATTTTGAACTTAAATCATTTTTTATACTATCTAATGAAGATTTCACAAATGAAGTGTTAGATTCATTAACTCGCAATGCGCTTACAGAAGCGGATTTATTTTCTATTTTATTAAGTTTTTGTTTTAATTTACTAACAGAATCATATAGTTTCCAAAAAATTCCATTTTCATCTTTATTTCTATTAGATCTTAATTCTGTATAAACTTCCATTGCTTTATCAAAAGCATTTTTAATTTCTTCATAAGAACTTGATTTTGTAAGTTTATTTATTTGTTCTAAAGATTCGTTACCTCTATCAATTAAAGATGGTTTAGGTTTTTCTTCAGAAGCGGAAGGTTTAGGTGGATATTGTGGAATTGGTGTGCCATATTTTTCAACATTTTTTGATTTGCTTTTAACATTCTGTAAAGTTTTACCTGTTAATTTACCGCCAGCACCAGCCATTACTTTGCCTTCGCCATTTATTAAAATGTGCTGACCATCACCCTCACCACCATTTAAAGTGATCCAATGCTCTCCAGCATCATTTACAAACATATATTCGTCAGAACGAATCAAAGCTACCGCTAATCTAGCGGATGGTACATTGATAAACCGACCAGTTGATTTATTCAGTAGCCTCATCTTGATCCTTACATCCGAGTAGGAGAAGGTTCTTTTTGAGGTTCAATAGTTCCCTCAGGTGGTTCAAACTCAGCGATGGCATCTGCATCCATCTGTAGGGTGCTTTGGAACATATTTGACATTTCATTAAGATTGTCTTGCGCCCATTGAATTGCAACTGCTCTATTGGTAGGATCGATGACTGGCAATACTGTCCGCAATATTTCTGTAATACCTTTAAGTTTAATTTCTTCAACTTTAACTTTTTCGCTTTCTGGTTCTTCCATAAGCGATTCCCAAGTTGGCTTAAAGGCATTTTTCCAAGAATAGAAGGCTTGCTCATAAGACATAGAGCCATAAATATCAGGATATTTGTTTTGAATACCCGCATATAGCTCTTTATTCCATGCTCTGTGCATGACAATTTTGTCAAAATAGTCAAACAGGGTTCGCATATCTTCCCGAACACCATCGATATATTGCACAATCGCTTTAGCATCTTCAGTGCCTTCTCCAAAACCTTTAGTAAAGGCTTCATCTTTCAATAGTAATGCAGGGACATCGGAAGCAGCAGCGATATTGGCAATAATATTATCTCTAGCCACTGTCATTGCAGTATCGGTATTGCTTAAATTAAGAGCCTCTATTGATTCATCAATATCGATAGATAAAACATTTCCTGTTGTGCCTTCTTGCAGATAGGTGCGCTTAATTCCTGCAGCTTGTTGCATCAAGCGATTAACAATTGAACCTGCTGGCTTTTGTTTGCTAATCAGTAAACCTGCTTTAAAGGTTACCAGATCATCGGTCACCATCGATTGAATAAATGACTTTAAAGGGTAAACCGCCCTTTGAAAAACTGACCTACCAGTGTACCCAAATGCAGATGACTGAAAAGATAAATATATAGGAGTACCGTTAAAGACAACAACGCTACGGCTAGGATGATAAGGCTGACCAGCAGCAGTGGTATAAGCCAAGGGTTTTTGGAAATCAGGCGCATTTGGATTCTGATTCGTTACTATCGAACCAGCCATATTTAATGGATCTAACTGATTAAAATATAAATGAAGATCAGGCAAAGCCCAAGGGTCAATAGGTTCAGTCGTTGGGATTTCGTCAGCACCAACGACAATTCCACCAGCACCATAAGTGCGATTAATAAACATAACATCACGAATATGGTTAGTAGCACCGAGTTTGTCCCATTCTTTCTGAAATGCTTCGATTAAGATTTCTTTAGGCTGTGCATCAATCGTTAATACTCTAGGCTTAGATAATGCCAATCTTACTGGCTTTTCAACCAATTTACCGCCTAGTGGATGGTATTCCCAAAGTGCTTTGCAAAGGTCGTAACCTGCTTGATCCCCCGGCTGAATATCGCCAGCGGACAATAAATTCATCAGGCTGTTATTCAAATAGGTACTATTAATTGATATATCAGACATTATTTTCCCTTAGTAACCATATTTGTCACCGACTCCAATAGCCAAACTATACACAAAAGCATCTAGTAAGTCATCTGCTCTTTTGTACGCATCCTTATCACCAATTCTAAAACTAGTAATTTGTGTAATCAAATGATTACGAGTTGCGCCTTTAAAATTGACTGTTTTGTCATAGGCATACTCGCATATTTTAATCTTATCTTGATGATAATACCCAGACACATCCAAAGCTCTGACATCTTTTCCTTGTGAGGTTAATGTCGAATCGATAGGGTGGGTATTCCATCCCCTTATCCTACCTTGTTGTAATAGTATTGCACCAGCAGCAGCATCTTCAATATGCACACCTGCTTTTGTTCCTGTCCTAGCTCCAGTAAGTCTTGCTAGTTCTTCTAACCGATCTAATACGGTAGGCATCCAACTTTCTAACAGTGCGCCATCAATCTGCACAATATCCCAATCCAAAATAATTAAAGGCTGCCCATAGAAATGATTGACTGCACAATATATGACTGCTGTGCCATCATGCTCAACTCCGCCTTTTACCGCAGTATCAATTACCGCAAAGACACCATCGCAAACTGTAGGCATAGGAATTGCTCTGCCTTTGAACAGTAACTTTTCAAT